ACCATCAATGGTGGTGATCTAACGGTTAACTCTGGTGGCACCGAGATCTTTGCAGTTGATGAGACTGGCGGCATGACAATGGCTGGTATCGAGAACTACATCACCAAAACTGGTGGTCGTAAGTGGGAGTACACTGCAGAACAACTGGTTACAATCCCTAAACCAAATGTTAATTATTTTGTCAACGCAAGTCAAAATACTGTCGTCAAACTACCACCATTGAGTGAATGTCTAATTGGCGATATGATTCGCATTATAGATATAGGTGGACTCCTTACATACAACATGAGTATGATTGTTAGAGCACCTTCTAACGTTAATATTCAGGGTGGTACTGACAATACTGGAACTGCGCTGATGAGTGGTGTTACTGGATCTGGCAATCTGGTTAGCGATGGATATGATGGTGGTGAACTGATTGTTCAGACTCCATATGCAGCATTTACGTTAGTCTTTGCTGGATCGTCTACACCAGATGGTCAAACGGCAGTTCCTGGCGGTAAGGTCGGTTGGTATATCGCAGAGGTTTGATACATGTTTTATCAGGAGAGACATGAAGCAAAAGGTGCCGTTATCGGCACCATTATGGCGTGGACTGGGGGATTGAGTTCTGTCCCCCATGGTTGGGTTATTTGTGATGGGTCAACACTCGCTGCAGATGAATTTCCTTTGCTAGCTGCTACTATTGGTGACTCATATAACATGGGATCTAGTAGTAATTTTACTGGACAGTTCCCAACATATAATGGGGCGATTACTCTACCAGATTTGAATGGTAGAATGTTGATGGATATTGAGGATGATTATTTTCCTCTCACGGGAAGAGCAGCAGATCAGGATACTGATGCTAGATCTATTATGAGCTCTATCATCGGTAGTAAAAAACAAAATACTGAAGGGAATGCGCTTCCTGGTAGTTTTACTGATATCACGACAGATATTATTTTTGAAATTAGTCCGAACGACAGATCTGGATATCAAGGAAAAATTGCTGGCAATACTATTATTGCTGGTGAAGGAGCAAAGACAGTATATGTTGCTCCCAGAAAACTAGGAAGAAAGCATATTTCCAGACATAATCACCCAGGAAACGTTGCGACTATTAATAATGACGACCAGAAATTCCCTGGCGATGGTGTTGTTCCTTTCTATCCAATCTCATATACACTATATGTGTCAGCGGTTGACATCGACCCAGGTGGTGATGTTGGTGACGTTGGTGATGGTGACCTTATTTTCTTTGGTTGGACTGATAATACTATCCAAGGTAGAACAAGCGGCGATCCTACAGAAAGAAGTGAAGTTGGAACTCCTGTAAACATCAGACCAGGTATCATTGGTGGTGGGTATGAAAACTTCCAATCTGTAAACAATGCACCAAATGCTCCTGCACTACTTTCTTACAGATGGCCAGAGGAGGGATCTGGTGAGATTAGTCCTGATGGAAGAAATCAGGGCGTTCCTAATAAAGTTTTTGGTTTAAGTTGGGCAGAATCTCCTCCAATTAACCTTAAACCAAAAGAGTTGAGATATACGCCATTGACACCTTCTTTTCTTGACACAGATAAGCATGAAGACGGGTATTTTATTGGCGGACCAAATGAACAGACTATTCCTTATGGTGCTGGTGGAAACCAAGTTAATGTTCCATTAGGAATCAAGAATTACTTCAATGATACTCAACCAGAAAGTGATGTTAGTGGCAGAACTTTGTTGAGTCATCCAGGATATGAATTTCTCGCTGATGATCCTGGTAGGGATAAAATTTATCCTCATGATCATGGTACATTTGATGTTGACTTTGATTCAACCAGATTGAAACCGCAGTCGAGTATTATTGCTAATGTCAATTTACCTCCTAGCACAAACCCAAATAATCTGGAGAATGAAGGAGCATTGAAAATTGATTTCACTACTGCACAACCCAAACTCACCTGTATATACATCATCAGAGCATACTAATGGTAAGGTCTAAATCTACTAACTACACAAGAAATAAGTCTTTATTTGGTGGTGTTCCTGGCACCATCCAGATTCACAGCGTACCTGGTATCGGTATTAATAACGATCCTACTACTGCAAAATTCAAGGATGATTTGCCTGGTGGATTCTTGAAGTGTGATGGGTCAGTACATAATGCAAAAGATTTCTATTTGCTAGCACAGATTCTTGGTGTTGGTGAAGAGTGTAGATTCAAGAAAGAGAAAACAACTTTAAGAGATCCAGATCCAGAAACGGGTGATCTTGGTAGTTTTCAGTTACCAGATTTAGGATCTAAAGTTATTATTCCTAGTGGTGGTAGTGGAGACTATACTAATGTCTTCATGGAAAATAAACCCAACACAACAAAAGTTGGTGTGGAGTGTCAAGCAGTCATTGAAGGTGAAGAGAATAGAATCTTTGTCAATTACACTTCTGGTTCTGCTAGTAATAATGGTATCGCTNNTGGAGTGGATACAATGGATCTGTAGGTGGCGGTGGTGCGATTACAGGATTCTTAATGCGTCAGGTAACAGACGTGAATGGTGCCGCCCTGGATGGTGGTTCTACATGGTCGGGTGATCAATTTGGTGATTATGGTTATAGAAATGCTCCTGGTAACAACACCAACTGGTGGACCAATCCCTTTGAAAATATCACAGGAGACTTCAGAATCAGAATTAATAATGAAGTTAACTCTGATCGAGAAACTGATGGTGTTGGTTGTGTCATGAATGTCACTATCGAACCAAACCAAAGACCAGATGGTAGTTTCAATAGGTCAAAAGTTAGACTTAATGCATTTGTCAATGGTCAGCGAGGATCTGGATATGAAGTAGATGATGAGTGTTCAGTTGTCGAGTGGGATGACCTGGCAGGAACAGGCAACAGAATTTTTAAAGTTACATCAGTTTCTGCACCTCTTGCAGCTGAAGGATATAATACAGGAACTACTGATCAGTGGTTCTATAATAATGCTGGTGCTACGTGGTGGTATGAAACGGGAAATCAGTATGATTATTGGGAAGATGATAATGATTTTGTAGAAGAAAATTTCCAGATGCAAGGTGGATCTGGTGCTGGTGCAGTATTCAAGATTCGCATGCAAGGCGATGAAGGTGGTAGAACAAAGTGGAAGATCCTTGCCATCATCAACCCTGGTGAAGGATATCTTTCTGGTGATAAACTATCCTGGAACTTCAATACACCATGGCGTATTACAAATGGACATAATGGAAATATCTCACTCGTAGATGATAATGGTGATGGCGTAGTCAGAGTAGACAATACCAGCGCCGTTTCGTTGTCAGCTGGTATGGAAGTTGAAGGATCATCTTCAGACATTAACTTCAATGGAAACTTGAGATATAACATGATCAGAGAGACTGAAGGTTATATCTTGACCATTGATGAGTTTCAGGCACACTCTCACCGTGCTGATGTCCAAGTATTGAATTACACTGGAAACTATTCTACTGATGGTCAGGGCATGACAGGAAATCTCGATACTTCTTTCTCGGCTAACTCTGATGGATTTAATGGCATTGATGAAACAACCATCAATATTCCTACTGGAACGTCAAACCACTTACATAGACTTCAGAGACCAACAGCGTACAACCAAAACTTTGTTTATAACTATTCTCCATTCAATATTTCTACTGACAACATGCAATCATACATTGATGTTGATACAGAACGAGTTGATGTATTGAACCAGGTTGTTACTCCATTCATTATGGTTCATTACATCATTAAGTTCTAATCGGGAAGTAGAAAATGGGATGGCAGTGCTACGTTTACACATCGTCTACCAATCATTACGTTAGTTCAGCTGTAAAATATGTTTGCTACATGGCAGTTGGTGGTGGCGGTGGTGGCGCTCGCCCTGCTCCTGGATATGGAAGACCAGCATCAGGTGGTGGATATAGCTGTGCTCCTGGTACAATAGGATATGGTGGAAATGCAGGAAATCTAAATTCTGGTGGATCTGGTGGTTATGGAACATATTCTTATGGTCAGAGTGGTTATATAAACTACTCTAATGGTGAGTACGCTCGTGCAAACTCTGGATATGGACCATATGGATACGGTGGTGCTGGTCAGTGGAGATCACCTAACTTCACTGGTGGTGGCGGAGGTGGCGGTGCTAGTCGCTGTTGTCGGTCGCGTGGCAGCAGTGGCGCTGTACCTAATAACTCATACTACTTACGTGTTGGCAATGGTGGTCAACAGGGTGGTAATGGTTACAGAAGATTTGGTAGACATGGTGCTGTATATGTTTGGCAGCAGAACTATGAACAACCTTCATTAAGCATAAGTCTCTCTCCTACTGCTATTATTGAGGGGTCACAAGCGACTGTTTCGTGGTCTGCTGGTGGAGATGTAACGGGAGTTCGTAGTCCTGAATTGGGACAAAATCTTGCCACATCAGGATCTGTAGTAGTATCTCCTAGTAGTAACCAAAGGTTTACAATTACTGCATATAATCCTGTTTATACAAGAGAACGATTTGTTGATCTTACTGTATATCGAATACCAACTGCTACACTAACAGCAACACCTTCGACTATTGTTGTGGGTCAATCTGCATCTCTAGATTGGACTTCTTCAGATGCTAGTAGTGCTGCTATTAACCAGGGTATTGGTGCTGTAAATTTAAGTGGATCAACAACTGTCTCTCCCACTACAGATATAACATATACAATTTCGGTCACTGGTAATGGTGGAAGTGGTAGTGACACCGCTACTATCACTGTGTTGACAATACCTACGTTAAACGTGGTAGCTCCATCTTTTGTAAATTATGGGGATGATATAACAATCGAGGTTAATGGTACAAACACAGATCCTTCTGGAACTGGTGTTACTCTCGTGACAGTACAGACTGATGAATATGAGGGACCTGGTTCTACAATGGATCCCATTGCTATACCAAACACTACAGGAAATTCTTATAGTTCCATGTATACTATTCCTGGATCTAGTCTTCCTTACGATACTGTAGGACCAACAGCGTTATCACTGCAATTTACTGCTGATGGGTATGGATCTCTAATTGTGGAGGTAACCAAGGCTGTCGATATTGTTATTGATATGACTCCTGATGCTATTGACATTCCATCATCAGAGGATAAGTTCCTTGGTGAAGAACCTGTTATTACTCCTGATGTACAGGTCACATCTGAAAATATTGTAATCAATGATATAGATATACCAGTGGAAATTAAATCAAACGAACCTATTCAGGTCGAAATTGATAATAGTGATAACTGGATGAACGTAAGACAGATAACGTAATGCCAACATTCTCTAATAATTCCTGGGGTACGTTTAGTTACACAGTCCCTGCAGGAGCAACAAATGTCAATTTTAGTTTCGCAGGCGCAGGTGGTGGCGGATCAAAACCTGTTGGTGGAGAATGGTACATTGAAAATGGTGCTTCAGGTAGAGCAGGTAACTTTACTATCAACTCAAGATCTTATGCATACACTCTAACTTTTTATCTTGGAAGAAGAGGATTTGACGGATTCAATAACCGAGGTGCTGGATATGGATCAGGTGGTACTGGTGGTACTTCTCCTGTAGCACCAGGTGGTGACGGTCACCGTTCTGGTGGAGGTGGTGGCGGTGCCAGTGCTGTTTATGATAGTGGTGTTAATAGATATATTGCATGGTGTGCAGGCGGTGGTGGTGCTGGTAGATTTCACCCCGATACTGGTTATTCTAGTCAAGGACTTTATTCTGGCGGTGCTGGTATTGGTGGTGGTGCAACTAGCACTCAAGGTGGAGGACCAGCCTGGAGAACAGGTGGCCATGCACCGTTTGGTCACCGTGGAGGTGGTGGCGGTGGATCAACACTTGGTGTATTTGGTGGATCTGCTGGTTCTGCTACTTACAGTGGATATAGTGGCATTGGTGGTAACTCTGGTTGGTGGGACCAGGGTGATATCGGATGGATTGTTAATAGTGGATATGCAAACATAGGTAATGGATGGATGGTATTGTCATATACTCTTCCCCCACCACAAATCACATACTTCCACTTCAACCAAAATGGAGCAAACACAACTACTGTTAATTTAATTGAGGGTGAGACTGTTGACATCGAGTGGGCAGTCGATGGCAGTAGAAACATGAGTGGTATCACTCTTACTGATTTTGGTTATATTGCTCCGTCTACAACATCTAATTCGTTTACAGTACAACCTCAATCTGACCAATTGGGTGGCAACATAGGAACGAAAACATACACTTTAGAAGTTACTGGTAGTGGTGGCACTGTTTCTCAATCCATCACAGCAACGATATACGAACTACCATCTGTAACTTTCACTAGTAATGCACCAGGAAATACTATTACTCTAGGTCAGTCTGTACAATTAAATTGGACAACAGATGGATATGCATCAACAGCACAGTTATCTCCTAACCTTGGGGCACAGAACTTAAGTGGAAATATAACTCTAACACCTACAGAAACAACATTATATACTTTTTCTGTTGGTGGTCTTGCTGGAACTGCTTCAGCTGAACTAACTATCACTGTTAATCAACCACCCACTGTAGATTTGATTGCACCATTTACTACAGACTATGGTAATGATATTGTTCTGCAGTATGATTACTCAAATGCTGTTAACACATCAACCGAGACAACTAATGTTGATAATTCTGGTCCAAATATAACTACAACACCTTTGAATAATGTATCTGTTTCTATAACAAGATATATTCAAGCTGGTTTGACTGGTACGGAGGGTCATCCTCTTGAATCTTTGAAATATATTGTTGACATTAGTGGTGGTAGCAACCCAACTATGACTGTGGGTATTTCAGACACCCAGATGAGAGCAAGTGGACTCATAGATCCTAATGGATCAATTGCATTGACTTCTGGTTATCCGAAGTTAGTATCAGCAAATCAATATGAAGTTGCTTTTGACATGATTAGCAGTGTAAATTCTTCTCAAAGACAAGCGACATTCGTTAGAAGTTTCTTCTTGACTATCACTGCTGACGGTGGATCTCCTGATGGTGGTGCTTTAGAGATGCAGAAGGATGGTAATGGATATGTTCAAATTGCTACGCTTGGTGGGGGAGACGGTGGTGGCACATTCACTGTAACTGCTGATCAATTGTATGATGATTTTGGGGCACGTCAGATAGATTTTAGATTGACTGTCTATGGTATGGGTTCGCTACAGGGAGAGGATACTGCTATCACATATATCAATATCGATGAATTGCCAGATCAATTGTCTATCCCATCATCTGAAGATAAATTCCTTGATGAAGAACCTGTTATTACACCTGATGTAACACTTACTAGTGAACAACTGTATATTGATGACATAGATATACCAGTAGAAATCAAATCTGATACACCCATTCAGGTTGAGATCGATGATGATGGAACATGGAGAAATATTAGGAGTATCTAATGCCGAACGTCAATATTTCTTGGAATCGAAGTGCTGGGGACGAAAACTATATTTACGGCATGCCAGGAGGAACTATTGGACCCAATAGTGGTAGTAGATCTGTTAATGTTGGGTTCGGTCAGACATTTAACTTAAGTAGCAGCGGTAGTGGTCCTGGAAATACATCCTTGAGAAGATTGAATAGTCAAACTTTGGGTTTAGATGATAGACAAGGTGCTGGTGCTGACAATGACTATAATGACATGATTGTGTATGTTTCTGGTGGTACTTTCACTGGCAACACTACATTTTCTGGACCACCTGCAACTTATGGTTGTATGGATTCCAATGCTGTGAATTATAATAGCAGTGCTAATGTAAACTCTGGGTGTATATACGCTAATCCAAATCCACAGTTGACTGTTAATGGTTCAACTGCTACTCAAACTATTGTTGAAGGTGATGCTATAACTGTTAGTTGGTCTGCTAATGATGCACAGTACATGTATAGTGGATCTATTTCTGGTCAAGGCGCACCAGGATCATTATCATCTTCTCAATATGGAGGTGGTTCTTTCGTTGCTAACCCTACATCAAACACAACATATACTTACAGTGTAACTTATGCACCACCAACTAGGTCAGATTCGTTTAGTATACCTGTTAATGTAAAAGAGATACCAGAGATTATCGCATCATTCCCTAATGGTAGTACAATTTTGCGTGGCAATAGTGCAAATCTTGTGTGGACTACTACTGGTGATGCTACAAATATGTCCATTTCACCAGGTCTTGGAGCACAGAATTTGAGTGGGACACTTTCACTATCACCCACAGAAACAACAACATATACTCTATATGCATCATCACCAGGATATGGTGGTAGATTACAAGATTCTGTGTCACTACTTCTTACTGTTATTCAACCACCATCAGCATCTCTTACTATCCCATCTACGATTGATTGGGGTGACTCTAGTTTTCAAGCAATACTTGAATTTGATGAGGTCACCTCATATGATTTGACAGTTGAATATACAGACCTAGATGGTGTCATGATCACTCATCCTGCATTTACTGCTGCAGCTCCATCACAAACTACAGTTAATTTATTGATTGGTGATGAAACATCTGGTACAATACCTAGATGGAACAACAGGGGATATAGTCAGGGTAAAGTAAAATTGAAAGCATATGGTCTTGCTGGTCAATTTGTGGAGAAAGAATCGATATTTAATATCAACATTGACCAAATGCCAGATGCTATTGACATTCCAGCATCAGAAGAAAAATTTCTTGGTGAAGAACCTGTCATCACACCTGACGTGACAGTTACTAGTGAACAAATAGTTGTTGATGATGTTGATATTCCAGTAGAAGTTAAAGCTTCTTCACCTATTCAGGTTGAGATTGACGACGGTGGTGTGTGGTACAACGTTCGACAAACTTGATAAATACTACAGAAATAGTGACGGTCGTAGGCACTAAATGAGCTTTTCATTCGGATCAAACCCAGTATATGTAGATGAAGGACAAACGATCCGATTAAGGTTCAAAGCTCCTTCAGCATGGAATACAACGCAGACGGTTACGGTTCAGATCGGTGATCAGACCACACTCTGGTATATTGTCACGATACCAGAAGATTTTGCGCCAGATCCGTTTGCATTTAGTGACCTTGAGGATGTAGATAAGAATGCTTTATTCACCTGGGCAGATGGTACTAGAGTAGGTGAATCACCGATTGTCATCACTGGTCTGACAACAAACACAGAAGCAACTGTTAATATTTACTCTAGTTTCTACAGTGCTAGTGTTAATGATTATGCGGTAAGAGTCCAGCGAGTAAGTCAGGGCGAGACTGTTTATGGTGCTTGGACTATTCCTACACTATCGTCTGCTATTGTTGTAAGTAATACAGACAAACTACAAGTTAGATTAAGATCTAGTCAGTCAGAAGGAGCACAAACATATCTGTCTCTTGCTGTTGGTGCGAGAACAGAAAGATGGAATATCACTACGTTTGTTAGACCACCTAACGTACCAGAACCATTCCCTAATTTCACTGATATTATTAATCAGCCATTTGATACTAGGGTATACAGTGAGATCTTGAGGGTAACTGGACTGAATGCTCCTGCTCTTGTGGTCACTAGTGGTAATGCTTTAGCTGGTATTTCTGATAACAATGATTTTATTACGGATGATAATAATTTTGATGTGCTGGCAGAAAATGGATCAGCAGTTACATTCAGCAATGCGACTACGACAACTGTAACCATTACTAATGGACAGTATCTACAACTAGCATATGATACTGGTACAAATGCTAACGTCAGTGTTGAAAATCTTCTCTCAATTGGTGAGGGTATTAATCTATCCACTTGGAATGTCACCACTGGTAACTTCCCATCAACAACACCAGCAGCGTTTAGTTTCCCTGATGTAACTAATCAACCAACTGATACAGAGATTGAATCTAATATTGCACCTGTTGGTGGTATTACTGGTCTTGGTGCTGGTGTAACAGTACAAGCGGTACTAGTTTCTACTAATCCTGGCAGCAACTATCTGACATCTCGTGTTAGAATACACAGAGCAGATGGTAGTGTTACTTCAAAGGGTACTTTCCCTGTTGATGTACAAAATGGTGATAAACTACAGATCTATACCCAATCATCTGCAAATAATAATGCCACCACAGGTATGATTATCAAGGTGGGAACTAGAACTATTTCTAGTTGGGATATCACCACAGAACTGGGTGCAGATACAGAGGCAAACTACACACCACCATCTAATCTGACTGGACAACCTACAAGTAAGTCTGTTGCTAGTTCTACTGTTCTTGTCACTGGTATTAATAGACCCATTCAGATTGATGCTTCTGGTGCTGGTAAGATCTCTATTGACTTTGCTGCACCAGTCGATGGACCAGTGACATTTGATCCAGATGTAAATACAGGATTCAGAGTATTTTTAGTCACTGGAGCAGGTCTCAACAATGTAGTAACTACTAATGTTACTGTTGGTACTGGTAGTGGCAACACATTTGCATGGTCTGCAACTACCTGGGCATCAGAACCAGCAGCACCAGAATTAAGAGGCACCTGGTATGCCAAGAAAAACGCAAAAGTTTATTACGATCCTTCCAATTCTGCCAATGTTGTGGTAGAATCAAAGGACGATGGAATGGCAATCGGAACAGTTCTTACTATTCTGAAGCAATCCCTCGGTCCTGGTAGAAATACCTCTCCTGCAGCATGGGTAAGTGATACATATGGTGATCTTTCGGGTGATCGTGACTCTCGTTATCCTGGGTATTTGGCTTGCGACGGCGCACAGTATAACGTCGCAGACTATCTCGATCTCTTTCTCGTAATTGGTAATCAATATGGAGGAACTGGTAATTGGGATGAAAATACTAATACAGCAACTGGTAACTTTAAAGTTCCTGATTATAGGAACAGAAAACTAACAGGAACTGGTAGAGTTGATGGTAATGCAGGATCATCTGCGTTCTTGCCATCACCTAGTACATTTGAACCAGGAAATATTGGTGGATGGTGGTACATTGACAACGTTGATGTTACTACTGGAGACCCAACTGGTACTGGTCAACAAAGCACACCATTCCAGCAATGGATTGGTAGTGGTGATCAAGCTGATGAAACTATATTCTTTGACATTGGCACAGTTAAAACTGTCTTTAACGAACCAGTTATAGAAGATGTTGACTTTACTGTAACTGGTAACGTTAATGCTGTCATCGGTCCTCTATTAGATGCTAGAGTTAATACTCCTGCACACTCACACTTTGTTGTTTCTGCACAAACAGGTCCTTCTCAAGATCCA